GCCTCAGATGTAATTGAGACTGCCTCTAGAAAATCAGAGGGATTCTTTCAGAAGTTGTCTGCAACTGCAGAAGTTAAACCAGCGTTTAATGTAGATACCTTACCTAGTACAAAAGATCTACGGAATGCTGTTGGTAGAAACTTCTTTGGTATGAATACCGCCGAGGGATTCTTTAGAGATCATCCGATTGTACAGCAAAGTTTCCGTGCTATCCGGGAAGCTAAGGAGACATCAGAGAGGATTCAGAATCTCTTATGGCAAGGTAGTCCTGATGTAAGTAAGATGGGCTTCATGGATACCTTGAACAAAGTAAAGAATAAGGGCAGTGCCATCATTACAGTCATGACTACATCCAATCATGACATGGCTGTAGTGCATGATCTCTTTAAGCAGGGATTTGAAGAGGGTAAAGACTATGCAGATAACCTCAAAGATAACGGTAGTCATCTTTCTATAGATCAACAGAATGCTTATAACACTTTAGCCAAACTCTTTGGTGGTATGTATGAAGAGACGTTGAAGGTGCAACGAGATCTTGGAAAGAAGCATGAACTTCCTTATCGTCCCGGTTGGTATCCAGCTAAGCGTCTTGGACAGTACTCTATTGAGATTTCTTTCAAGGGCAATAATGTCCACATTGAAACCTTCAAGACTAGACAAGCTGCTGAGATCTTTAAACGTAACCTGTCTGATGGATCTAACTTGAAGTATCTGGAAGTATCTGATGTATTGGACGCTAACAAGAAGGAGGAACGCCAACCTAACAAGGAAATGGCGGACATCATTGGCAGTGTCTTGGAACAAAAGTATTCTACAGCAGGACCAGCACTAAAGAAGACTATTGATGAACTTGTCTATAGTATGCAGACTCGGGGTGGGAAACTTGGTTATCATCATCAATTCCGTACCAATGTTCCCGGCTATCGTGGTTCTGAGTTATTTAGATCTAGGGATCAATTGGGTGGCTCTTTCAAGGAGGGTATACAAGGCGAGGTTAACAACTTTGGTATGAACCTTCGTACCTTGATTGTGAAGCACAAGGTGGAACCTATATTGTCTGATGAGAATATGAAGGCAGCAGACCCGGCGGGTCATGCAGCTATTCAGCAGTTCTTTGATAGTGCCTTAGGACGTAATGAGGATTTCTTAGAGACTAAGACTGGTGTCAGCAAACTGGAGCATGTGGCAGACAAGGTTGTTAGCAGTCTGATGGTGAAGGTGCTGGGCAAGGAGTTCCAAGCCCGAGAAGCTGGAGCAGTTAAAGTGGCATCTGATACAGCCATGAGACTCTTCTATGCAACTAAGATGATGGCTAAACCTATCTTTGTTCTATCCCAGATCTTAACGACACCTTTCATCATTCCAGAGATGGCACGTGATGGGCACGGTCTTCGAGCATTCTATTCCTTTGCTAAGGGTACAATGAAAGTTGTGACTGGTGATAAGGAATTAATGAATCATATCAAGGATATATCACAACAGTATAACATAATAGAAGCTCAGTATTTGGAGTCGATGAATCTTAGTAAGCATGTAGGAGAAGCTAAGCGAGTAGAGAAAGGCTTGACTGCTATTGAGGACTATGTACTTCTCGGTAAGCTTGGGAAGGGTGCAGATTCTATATCTCGTCTGATCTCCTATGCTACTGCTTACACGCACTTCACTGATCTAGGTTTATCTAAGTCTGAAGCATCTTATCAAGCACGTTTAGCAGCAGACAAAGCAATGAATGTGTATGACTCTGCTAGTTCTGCACCTATCTTTGAGAAGGCTGGATTCATTGGTACTGGTATGAAACCATTAAGTTCTTTTGGTTTGAATCAACTAGGTAACTTTGTTTCTTACTTGAAGGATGCTAAGAAAGGTAATGTTGCTCCATTAATTGCTTATGGTCTTGTTTCTACTGCTATGGGTGGTGTACTTAGTTTGCCATTCATTCAGGAGTACGAGCGCTTCAGACAGATTGCAGAGAAGTTGTACGATATCACTATCCCATCTATTCTGGAGATCTTCTCAGGTGATGAGTCTTTCTTGGATCGTTTGACTATCACATCACAAGATGCTAAGGATGTTGCATTGTATGGTATTCCTGCTTTATCTGGTATGGATTTATCTTCTTCTATGCGTTCTAATGAGACAATGTTCTCTTTGTTAGCAGCTGTTGCCTTGGGACAAGAAGATGCTGTTAAACTCTTCCCCTTACTAGGGGCCACATATGATACTGCAAAGGCTCTGGTGCAACTTCCAGCTACCTTGCAGGGCAAGACTAGTGTAGGTGAGGGTCGTGGGAATATTGACAAACTTATCACTGGCCCTATTGGCTACGGTTCGAAAGAGTTGCTTGGTCTTAATACCACCAAGATCTTAGGGGATAATACCAATATGATCTCTACTGGTAAGGCTGGGGATGCAGATATGCCTAGAACACAGAAAGATGTCTTTGCTGGATTCTTAGGTGGCCGTTCTGTCGAACAACGTCGAGGAGATCAACAGACATTTGAACAAACTGCCAGAGATAAAATAAAGATTGCTAAGGTACAACAAGCAACAAATATGTTAGTAGAAACAGGAGATTATCAGTATGTTGACAAACTAATATCTCTTGGAGTAACACCAGATAAGATTATGTCTGGTATTGAAAGTGGTGTTTACAATAAATCTGTGGATCAATACTTACGACACTTTGTTAATAAGTCTGGACATATAGATGTACAGAAAGCTATGGAGACCTTAAATTATGGGATTAAGAAATGAGATTTGATGAATGCTTGCCAGTAATCTTGCAGTTTGAAGGGGGTTATATAGACGATCATGTAGATCATGGAGGTGTTACCAACAAGGGCATTACACAAAGAACATATGATGCTTGGCATGGTTCTCCATTTCTAGATGTAAAAGATATAACGGATGATGAAGTAGCTACCATCTACAAAGAAAATTATTGGACAGAATTACCACGTCTTCTAGATTTGTGTGTCTTTGATGCTGCTGTACAACACGGTAAAGGGAAAGCTATCAAATTTCTACAAGAACTCATTGGTAGTGGTGTTGATGGTGTATGTGGTAAGAACACTCTGTACGCCATTAATACCTACACCCTACGCCATAGTACCAAGGAGTTGTTGCAAGCCTACCAAGCGCGTCGCAGGGGCTTCTATAAGGCTATTATAGCCAAAGATCCCATCCAACAGAAGTTTGCTAATGGTTGGGAGAATCGTATGAAGAAATTAGAGGAGGTATTGTATGGGATGTAAAAAAGGTGGTGGTAAGAAGAAGTAAAAAAGAAGCCCGGTTACTCGTAAAGAGTCCGGGCTTTTTCTTGTCTAGATAATTTCCAACTGCTGCATGAACAGCCAAACTTCTACATCCAACTCAACTTGCTGCTTGTGCATTTCAATCATTTGTGTTCCTTATAAAGACCTACAAAAATTCTAATAATACCGAGATCTAAGACAACCATACGGCTTTCCCATACAATCTCTAGACCAAACATCAAACCACTAATCCAGACAACTGACAGGAATACCTTATCCTCCACAGGTACCACCCTTTCCACTAATGTCGCAGATGTCATGTTCCTCAAAAACTGTACCACGATGTTTCATGGCCTCTTCATATGACACTTCTGTCAGGGGTTGACCTCCTCGACTACCATCTGGATAACAGGTAAATCCACGCAATCGTGGAGCATAGCGTGACAGGCACTGAGCAAATTCTGACACCTTACTCTCGTTGTTGTCACGCGAACCCCATTGGGGTAGATTGATGGTGGAGCTAATGGACATGTCAACGTAATCTTGAATGTCCGCTTGGAACTTGATTCGCTGTTCATAATTATGGCTCAGTTTGTAAGCAGTATCAATGGTCTCTGGATCAAGACCATGTTGCTTGATTAAGGTGTCCGCAGTCGAATCAACAACGTACTCATATTTCCACTTCGTTCCATCAGTGAGGTAACGTCTTTTGTAAGCAACTGCGAATAATGGTTCAATTCCTGTAGTCGTTCCTGCGAGTATGCCAATAGATCCTGTAGGAGCGATAGCTCTATATGCAACTGGTCGACTAATATAGAGGTGTTCACAGTGTTCATCTGCTGCTCTTTTGGATTCATCTCGATATACCTTTAACCATTCATGCAACTCTGGCGTGACTTGATAAGATCCTCGTCGCTGGAGGAGCCATTCATGGATACCCATAAGTCCAAGACCAAGTCTCCGGTTTTTCTCTCGCACCTTAAAGACTTTGTCGTATGGTAAGTCCGCTCTGAGTGTTCCACATACCAAGAATTTGCTTGCCAAGCAGACAACGGCTTTGAATTCTTCCAAAGACGGTATATTGCCAAGATTGATACTTCCAAGATTGCAAACGTCAGAGTCATCTTCAGACGTAACTTCTGTACAGGCGTTACGAAGTGTCTCATTCTGCTTATCTCCAAAATTGAAACTGAACCCAGGTTCTCCAGTCATCATAGCTTGACGACAATTCTCTTTGAATGTGTGGAGATTCTGACGATCTGCATTGTACAACCACTTATCATCGTAGTTGATACTAATATTCGTCATATCCAACATCGCGGGGAAGTTGAAGTCCTTTGCCTTTGCTGCCTTTACATCATCTGACCAATTCTTAATTGTAAGGAAGTCTGGGATATCTTCGTGAAGCCAATTGAGCGAGGCGTAAATTGCAGAACGCCTGCTACCTCCTTGCATGACACTTCTTCCGATTTCATTAACTGCTGACATGAGCGGGATAGGGCCTGAGCTTGTTCCCCCTGTCCGGGATAAAGGTTTACCTGATGCTCGTAAGCGAGAATAATCGTTTCCAATTCCACCTCCTGTTGTTAGACAGTTAGTTGCTTTCCATGCTGTATCAGCCCAATCTTGCCGGGTGTCTTCTTCACTTCTCAGTAGGTAACAGTTATTGTAAAACTTTGCGGGCCGCCCTGCGTAGTAGAGGTATCGCCCACCAGCCATGAACTTCATGGAGATCATATACTGTTCCAATTGATCTCTATCCTCTTTACCCATTAACGCCTGTGTTGTTCCCCAACGGGTGCCACAAACATCCTCTACTAACCGAACACATAATGCTGCCCAAGTATCACTCGGACCTTGGGCGTATTTTTGTTTGAAGACATTTTCAGCAAAGGATGTTTTAAAGGATTTATGAATCATTAAAGTGTATATCCATTATGAGTGATGTGATGACAGTTAGCACAAAGTAGAATGCACTTATCTAATTCGTTTGTAAGAACATCTAAAGACAACTGTAACATTTTAGATGGATCTCGATCCTTTTCTTTGGGATCTAGGTGATGAAATTCATATACTGATGGATGAAAGGTTTGTTCACAGGACATACAAATACCACCTAGGTAATCGATTGCCCATACCTTACGTTTGCGTTTATCTAACCGTTGCTTTTCTCGTATATAATCGAGATGACTTAACCGCCATTCTTTTGCTCGAAGGGCAGACTTCTCCTTGTTATTGTTGTAATAACGTCGAGAATTCTCTCGCATCTTATCTTGTTGCTCGGAAGTTTTATCTTGGTATGTTTGCATACGCTTTCAGTTCTTCTCTCTGTTCTTTTTGTTTAAGTGCAACCCTGCTAATCTTCTTAGTCAGGGCTGCTTTACGTTCAAGGCGTTCTTGTTTCTTCTTCGACAAGCTCATCAAATTTATCTTCAATCCTATCGTCAAACCTGTCTACAATTTCCACAGACGTGATATCCAACTTGTCTACCAGGGTAGCTTCATCATACTCACGTAGGATCTCGGCTAATTCCCATGGTGTCATGCTGCTACACCCTTTACTTTTTCTACAGTACGAAGACTACCAAGACCAAGCATACCACCCAAGATAGTAAGAAGAGTCCCAAGATCCAATGTAGGAGGAATAACAAAACTCCAATTGACGGAACCCCATGCAAGCAAAGGTTGTGCAATAAAGCTATAGACTAAGCCAAAACCACAAACCCAACCAACAAAAGGACGCCAACCAGAAACAAAAACAGAAGGGTTTGCAGCCTCTACCTTATTAATCTCTAGTTGATCACCGAGTTGCGCTAACTCTCCAGATTGTTGCAGTTTGAATAATTCAAATTTAGCACTAGCAGCAACTGCTGGATCAGGCCAAAGCCTATCAATAACTTTACCACCAATGTCAAGTAATGCTGTAACAGGATCTAAACTCATATCATCTCCTTACGTTCTTTATTTGTATCTCCGGAACCCTTAAGCAGGTTCAGTTTCTTACGTTCAACCAACTTGTTGTAGTTGTATTCAGCTACTTGCTCCAAATCCACTTGCAAGTTGTCTGCAATACGTGCCAGATACCACAAGACATCTCCGACTTCAGCCAAGAACATCTCAGGTGGGACAACATCCCCACGAATAATCTTACTCAACTTCCCAGAAACCTCACCAGCTTCTGATGTCAATCCATGCACGAGGTAGTTGATCTCTTGGAAACTATGTTCCCCTGCTCCCGGATAAACAGCAAATTCCATTGTATGTTTTTGGTATTCATTAATGTTCATGCAGTTTCCTTATTTTTATTTTCGAGTTCAATCAACATGGTGAGAAAGTGTTTAGCCTTCTCAAGATCCACTACACCAGCTTTATTACGCCAACGTGTCACATACTTAATGATACACCCTTCAATGAAAGGAATCTTGTTGGCATGGATGTATTCAATGGGCTGAATCGGACAATCTTTGTAGTGATTACCGCCGACTTGCACGCTTAAGGAGGTAGTCGAGGGTGATGCTGTGGCATTGGAACTGTCCGTCTTCGACTTCATACAGCATGTGGATGCCTCGGAAGTAGTTGTTACCTTGGGGACCGAGATAGTCCTCATCGTGCAGGTAACAGCACCCGGCAAATAATCCGGTGAGCATTTGTCCATCGGCTCGATATTCATTGTAAATCTCCATTTTTTGATTGTGCCCTTGAATACAGGACATATGTTTCTTTGTGACCAAGGCACGTGCAGAGGTGATTGCACGATTCATAACACCAGATGCAAAATAGTGACTGTACGCAATACCATCAATCACTACAGGGACAAGATACGGATGTACTGTCCAACCCGCAGTCTCATACCCAAGATCATCAATTGAGAGTGTTCCAGTTAATTTGGCATCTTCATTAATTGCCCTGTCGATGCGATCCTCATGATTACCAAGGAACATATCCATAGTAGGATGATAACGTTTCTTACGATTCTTGATGGCATTTTCGTTGTAATCATGTAGTGGAGATAATAGAATATCCATCGCTGTCTGTGCTGCCGCAATGTCATCATGATATCGACGCCCTTCATACTTACGTTTACCAAAATCATAGACACTAAGGGAAGGCATGTCAGCGAAGTCACCCAGACAGATCATTCGATCTGGCTTCTTCTCCACCATGTAATCCCCTACTGCCTTTAGATATGATACATCCACTCCTGGTTTTACCTGGACATCGGGTAGGACCAAATGGGTCTTCATCGTTTAGTTCTCTCTTCCTTAGTCTTTTTCTTATGACAAGTTTTACATAAAGTCTGTAGATTTTCTTTAGGACAAAACAATCTGTCGATAAAGACATTCCAATCCATAAACCCGTCACTTGTAGATACAACTGGATCAATGTGATCTACTTCGACATCCTTTGCAGGAAATTCTTCGAGGCAGTGTGCACAAGTATAGTGCTTAGCCAATCGGCCAGATTTCAGATTGATCTTCTGTCCAGTACAAGACTCCAACAATGTCTCATACTTCGGGGGCCAGCGACGCGCCCCTGTACGTAATGCTGAGACAATGAAACTCTTCTTACGGCCTGGAGTCCAATCCATTAAGTCTTCTCTTCTGTGAACTCTGCTACATTCACGAGGTCAAGGGCTGACTTTTTGGTTCCATAGACTCCGGTACTAGACCATTGACAGGGATACCAAACGTCATCACAGGGATCGTAATAGGCTCCGTTAATGTATCGACCATCGAAAACTTCGTAGATTCTAATACTGCTTCCATCTCTTGTTTCAATTGGCTTGGTAAAACTGAGCGATCTACGCGGTGTAGCCATGTTTCTCCTTCCTTTTGCATAATCCATAGACAAGTGATATTCTGAACAAATCGTGCAGTGTCTCCATCATAGAGAGTGAGTACTTGTTCAATCATCTCTTGTTCTGTTTCGAGATTATCAATAAGTTTGCTTGCTTTTACTGGACCTAAACCTGCTACACCAAAGATGTTATCAGCTTTGTCACCGATCAGCATTTGCTTGTATGCAAAGCGAATTCCATCTAATGGTGCTGTATATGTCCGTTCATCTTTCACCCAGTTATAATGCCAACCCGGCACCATTAGAAGATCCTTATCAATTGTGGCAATGATACTATCTTCTGTCTGGGCAATGCCCAATAAATCATCTGCTTCATTTCCATGTGAGAGTGTTGCATTCCATTCTTTCAAGAGAAATGCCTTGCAATCCTGACGGAAACGTGGATCTACTGTGTCCTTTCTGTTAGCTTTGTAATCTGGATAAACACGATAGCGAAAGTTCTCTCGTCCAGATAAGAAACATTGATATGTGTCTGCTTGTGTCGTATGAATTAATTCCCTCATTAGGGCATCACAACGAGCAATAGCAATGTCACGTTCAAAGTCTGTCTCTTCTTTGGTTAAAGTACGTGGTTCAACTTTCTTTGATGGCTCAACAGATGCAGAACATCTATAGGCCACGATGTCGGCATCAACGAGTAGTTGCATGCAATTTTTCTATCTCCTGGGCAGCTTCATCAAGAAGATCTGCCAAACGATCTGGCTTTCCTTCTTGTATACTTTTACGTGTAGTAATTTGCCTACGAATCTTTG